TGCTATTCGCACCAGAAGCCAACTGTTCGAACGTGTGGAGATTGTCCAGAAACCTTTGCCAATTTACTGGGTCGAGACCCGAGTACGGGTGAACCATTGCTTCGTACTTTTTGAATCGACTCGCTGGGCCCATCGGGAAAAATGTCCATAAGAAGACGAGAAGGAGGACTACCCACAATAGCAACATCGTCGAGTTGCTCTACTATAGATGGAGGAAGAATATGTTCTGTGCCTCTGAACTCGGCACAATCTTCATCAAAACATCGCTGAGACACACGTCTGTTTCCTATATGAAACCACACGTGATTACTCTTATGTTCAGTACGAATTCGCTCACAAAATTTCGAGTCTGTTTGAACAAACCACCCATCGTGTTCGTGTCTCTGAATCTTCTTGACACGAGCACGCTTTTGTCCTTCGAGGTACTTTTGAATGAAATCCTCAAGAATGTCCGAATGTGCGAAAATTTCCTTTTCAACCACACCGTCTTCTGTGCGAATAGCAAACAATTCGAGAACATCGGAGCTTGGTTCCTTGGAAAACTCCTGCCCATCAAGGGACCGCCACGGGACGTATGGATCCCCCGTGGGTTTCTTGTGTGACCATAACATACGAAGTCCGGATCCACCATAGACTGAAGCGTCTATGACCTTGTCCCACTCAAAGGGAACAGCATCTGAGAGACTTGTAATTATTTTTGTTCTCAAATTCATAGCCTGTGTCCGAGTCACGGTCAGGTTTGGCCAATGGATATGAACACCCGACTTGATGAGTCCTTCTCCAACAGGTCGAGGGCGGGCTCGTGCAATGAGACACGGACTCTTCGTCTCGAGAGATTCGTGAATTATAGAACAAAATTGAACGAGGTCTTCATCGGACAACTTCTCTGGTGCTTTATAGTCCAAATCGACGAAAAATTTAAAGCTTTCCGTCTTTTGTTCGACGACATACAATTTTGTTCCTAATTTGATCGCTTCTATGTACTCTTGGTAGAACTCCTGAGTTTCTTCCGGGGGTACGTGAAGTATTCCACCATCCATAAGGACGTGGGTTCCTGGCCCGTGTGGTACACGCCAGCGTTCTATGGACATCTTAATATTAGAGGCACAAGTGCCTCTAAGCCGTTTTCCACCCGTCACTCCTCATCACTGCTCGAATCCAAAAGCCAAGACAAAATATGTTTGTGTTTTTGCTTTGGTGTTGATTGTTCGGGTGCCTTGAGCTCTTCAACGATTTCCTCCTCTTTTTTCGTCAGCTCGACGGGTGGCTCTTCTTCCTCGGACTCTTTTGGGGCTGACGCCGTCACCTCCGTCGCCTGCGGAACGGAAGCTGACGCTTCTCGCTCCTCCTCCACCTTTTGAATTTCATAACACAATTTCATCAAGGACAATTCATTTGCAAGTTTCGCCGCCTCCTTCTCAATCTTCTTTGGGTCTGTAATGTCCCCTCGAAGCTTGACAAGAATGATCGCCAACTCAGTCTTTGAGCGAGTCATCTGAATTTTAGAACGAAATTAAAATGCGCGTGGGAACACAGTCCCTGTGGGACGGGGGGGGGGAGCTATTCCCTCAAATTAAAAGGCGTCCAGTGTGTCGTCTCGATCGCCTGTGTAAACTCGGGGTTCCCAAGAACGTGCTGACGAATCATGGGCCACAGGTTCGGACACCGCGATATACTTTCAAGTGTCTCAAACAAACACTCGTCATTTTCATCATAATTTTTGCGGAAAGGAACTTCGGACCCTTCCATCTTTTTCTTCTCTTCAATAAACCGTTTGATAATGTGGCGGTGTTCGGTAGACGTCATGGGCAAATTAAACACGTAGACGTGATAATGATTCAGAACCTCGACGCCATCTTCAATGTCTCGTGGTTCTGGTGTATCCGTCGTAAACTTAAAATAGGAGTATGACCCCCTTTTTAAGTTTATGAGCCCGCGTGTTTCTTCTTCGAGTTCTCGAATCGCACACCGAAGTGGATTGTAGATCTCGCGTCGGCGACACCCGCCTGTGACAAACGTCCACTCTCTGTATCGTCGATCATGGACGATCAAAAAGTGTTGCGTGTCGTTCACTTTACTCATCGGTATCGCGATCGCTTTGTGCCGCTCTCGCACGGGTTCTCGAAGATGTTCCATCCTCTACTGATGTTTCTGGGGCAAAATATTTATTGAGATTTCCCGTACGTGGGTTATACGATGCCAAAAACACAAGACACGCAATGAGCGCCAAAAAGATCCAGTGCATTTTCTATTAGTATATTTTCGTTTAAAAATTAGGGTTCAGTTCGCGTACATGATTGAGCCGAGTCCATTCTGGATACGGAAGATGTTGTAGTTCACAGCGTACAGGTAAGGCACTGGGTACGCGCTCGTGATGTTGGTGTTGTACAGACCCAGAACGCCGTTGGGCAGGGTCGGGGGCACGACGATACGGAACGTGTCCAGACGAGAGAAGTTCAGGGTGCCCGTAGGCTGGAGCTTGGACGTGTCCAGGCAGTACGAAATGATCGCCACGTTGGCCACGCTGTTGTTGTGCACGTAACCGTAAGGGGTGTTGTAGTACTGGGCCACATCGGCGAAATGGATCAGGGACCGAGAATCGCCGACATCCACACCATTCACCTGCGTCTTGAGCTGATAGTTCGAGGCGGTCAAAGAGCCGACGCCATTGGCGTAGATCTGGGCATAGTTGACACAGGGGAAGGCCAGGAACTTGACGGGCTGGGCCAGGGCCAACTCCTGGACGGGGTTGTTGCCGAGCACAACACGCTGTACCTGGGTGATGAGCATATCGTACTGAGGCGCCTTGGCGAAGTAGTCGCGCTCAGACTGGTCCAGGTACACAAAGTTGGACCAGGCCTGGTACTGAAGAGACGCGTATGTCGTGCTTGTGACGGCCGTGCCAGTGAAGAAGGAGATGGTCAGGCCCGCGGGGACGGGACCAATGGTCTGAGACGGGAAGCTCACGGTGATGGTGGTAGCACTGTTCACGTTCGACACGTAGACTGGGCCGGTGAAAGGCAGACCCGCCACGTACTGGCCGATCTGGACACCACCCTGACCCAGGGGGCTTACAACCTGGCCGATGGTCAGAACGTTCGAGGTCACGGCGGCCGTTCCCGCGGCTTGGAGCAGGGGAATCTGGGTCGAGGCCACTGGAGCATACAGGTTGGCCGTCTGGCCCAGACCAAACTGGGATGAGATGTTGCTTGCGGCGCTGTTGGCAAAGGCCACAACCACGTTGGAGAAATAGCCCTGACCAGACACTGGGGTAAAGGCGTTCGAGAAGGACTGAATCACAGCCACGTTGGTCTGCAGATTGCTCGTGGCGGCAACGACCATCATACCTGGGAACAGAGGGCCGGTTGTCTGAGCGATCAGGACGTTCGCCACGTTCGAAGACAGGGTCACATCGGACGTCAGATTAGCAGTTGCCTGGGGCTGAGCGGGGAGCACGGGGGTGGTGGTGGCGCCGATGGTGATGGTCTGGCTCAGGTATGGAGACCAGGTGATGCGCACCTCCACATCGTGGAACTGCAGACCAATCAGGGGCAGACACACGGACCAGTCCTTGCAGAAGAAGAACTTGAGAGGCAGGAACGTGTTCTTCTGGTTATTGAAGGTGGCACTGTTAAGATTCAGGTACCGCTGAGAGAAGTTCTGAGCACCAGTGATGGGCTCGATATCGGTCATGTACTCAATGTCCTGAGTGTCCACAATCTGACCACCAATCAGAAGCTCAACCTTGTCGATGATGCGAGTCCAGTCTGGGTTCACGAGAGCTGCACCGTTATTATCACGAATGCTCAGGTACACATAGCTCAGCAGATCGCCCTTCTTCTCGAAGCGGATGGTGGAAATGCCACCGGCGATGGGCTGACCCTGGATCACCTGACGCTCCACGGAGTTGGCGAAGTGCGTGTAGCGCTTGTAGTTGGACCGGTAAAAGGAAACCTCGGGCTTGCCGGTCAGCCAAGCGTCCTGAGGGCCGACGGCGACGAGTTGGACAACACCTCCCGACATTTAGTACTAACCCATATTTTTTTGCCGTGTCTTAGTTCACAGAAACCGTGTTAAAAGGCAGAGTGCCCATGGCTTGGTCGGCTTTCTTTGGGTCGGCCAGAGAGTACGCCAAAGGATTCTTTTCGAGCTGCTGAATGGCGATATCCAAGAATCCATTCGAAGCACGTGGATTGGGGTTCGCCTTGAACTCGTTGAGTGGATCGTCGAACTCTGGGGGCAGGGTACCACGACCCTGGTTCGAACCGGTGACGGCCATGGGACCAACAGGAACAGGCTCCGCTTCGATACGAAGATGAGTTGCTGCGCCCACCTGGTTGACGGGATCGTTACGAACATTCATACGAGCGGCGTTTGCGGCACGATCAGACTTGGTACGGTACCCAGATGAACGAGTCAGGTCGGTATCCGTATAGCACGTCTTGCCTTCGGCATACGGCTGTGCCACATTGTATTGCGGAGGACCATCCGAGAGTGTGTCTGTGCGCAAGCCCGTTTCGGACCGAATCGTTGGTTTCTTGGTCTTGAGAAAGTTCGGGCGACCCTCTGGGGCGACGAGAGCGCTCTGAGCGCCACCACCACCGTACGCTCCTGGATCTCGGTAGGCCGTCTTTGTCTGGGCCGCCTGGTGCGTAACGTCTCCGATGTACGCAGCGCCACCGTTCTTGACGACGGGATTGGCGGGTCCCGATCGTCCCTCGAGCGTCGTCAAACGCTCCTCGTTGATATTCGTCGGCAGCGCCCGGAAGTAGTCATGGAACCCACCGGCTGCAAGCACGTCTGGCCCGACGCCGAGACCTGGACCGATGCGCATAGGCTGTTCGAGGGGTGACAAGTTGTTCTGCTTGTTGGTTATGTATTGGCGGTTGTACAGGTCATAGACAGGCTGACCGTACGGAAAACGCGAGTTTGTCGGTGCCACGTCCTGAAGGTTCGGGACGGCATCCTTGGGCTGGAGTCGCCAATCGTTAATACGACGTCCAAAGTTCGGGTTTGTGTTCCGGAGATCGAAAGCATCTGCGCGGTGTCCAACTGAGTCGGCCATCATGTCAATGTCACGGCGGGTCAGAGGGGCTTGGGGTTTCGTGGTTGACAGTTTTCGTGACGGTTCCTTTCCTTCAGCAATCGTCTTACCAGCAAACACAAGACCAACAACGGCGGCCAAAGCCAATGGGTCCATTATTACTATTATACATCTTTTTTTACCAAAGACCGAGTCCAACGGGCTCCGCTTTGGGGAGGAGGGAACACAAGGCCTTCGACCTTGGGGAGTTAACGCCCCCACGTCTTGACACCCTTGGTGTAATACCGTTGGGCAAACCGATCATTCTGGTACTCGCCAAACGTGTTGATGGGATTCCAATCAATAACGCGAAGAGGCAAGGTCACGTACGTGTTGGGGAAGTCATACATCTGCTCCGACCATCCCTTCTTCCAGGAAGTCGTAGGCTCCTCACGGAGGCTGCTCTCAACATTCGTCTTGTCCTCGAGAACAACTTGGGCTGGGCCATAGAACACACCCTTTTCGTTGACGAGGTCAAGATAGCTAAACTGTGGCATTATTAATCTATTCGCATATTTAATTTTAACGTCCGTTTCCAGCCTCCATCTGCACACGCTCCGGGAAGGCGGAGTAGAACCGGTCTGGATCGCAAGACGCACCGCCCTGGTCATGACACTTGGCCGAGAAGGGCTTGCCGTACGCAGCCTGCGCAAATCCTGTTTGATCGTTTGGAATCGTGCTGGAAGGCATCGTGTAGAAATTGCGCTCGGCATCGCGTTGACGCTCAAAAGGGTGAATCTGGCTCCAGACCTGCTGGACTTGGCCCCGTATGCTTGGGTACCACGCCGCCGCCGGGCGATCTGGATTATCAACATAGTCGGTCAAAAGCACGTTTCCCATAGAGTTCTCTGTTGTTGGAAGAGTCGCGTCTGGGCGGAAGACGGTCGGGTACCGACCATCCCCAATTGTTGTACGGAGTTTTCCATCTTTAATCATATTTGTGGTCCACATGTAGTACAGAATTGCGAGAGCTACACCGCCAAGGGCGAAAATGCGAGGATCGCGGTTGATAAGATACACAATACACACGGCGTACAGGATGAAACGGGTCGTTGCTGACACGCGCTGATCGGCCGTCTGTGCCGCTGTGGGCCAAAAGGTCAAAAGGTCACTTGACTTGAAGACTTCTTTGGGATCCATTACTTTCTTCTACTTGCGGAGATTCTTTTTCTTTTTGCCTGAAGGAGGAGGAGGAGGGGACCTCCCGCCCCCGGTGCCACCACCGAGAAGGGATGCAAATGGGTTCCCAGCGCCGCCACTCATCATCTGACTCAGCATACTGTTGACGCCAGCCATAAGAGACGCCTCGTCTGGCTGACCGTTCGGACCGAGCTTCATATTCTTGGCGCAATTCTCGGCAGCAGCCTCAATGGCGCTGAGCGTCTCTGGAGGGAACATACTCAGAGTCGTTGCAATCATATACAGGGATGTAAGATACTGCCAAATAGCCTGCTTTGTGTTGGCTGAGCAGTCCTCGCGTTTCCAGATGACGTGAAGGTTCAAGTTCTTTGCAATTTCATTTTCCTCGCAAAAAAAGGACTCGTCGTGAGCAGTCATTTGACTGGCCCACGGTGCGAGCTGTTTCATAAAAGTCTTGCAGTCTGGACCAGACTTGGTGGGCTCATCGGGGAACACGGTACTGAGCTCCCCGAGGAACTGAGACATCATCTCATCGAACGCTTTTACTGTGGTCATCCTAGCAAAGTTAAGGATATAATCCTTAAGTTAAAAAGGCTCCTTCATAACTGGTCCAGAATCACCCTGACCCTGACTGACGATAAAATACACGAGAATTCCTACGAGAAACGCCGGCTTGAAGTAGTCTGAATTTTTCAATTTTCCTTCGTTATTCATTTTTGACCTGACGAGTACGTATCCGACAACTATGCACGCTGCTATAACGGCTGCACTCATGGGTTCACGAAAGTGTTGATCCATGCTTTTCTGTTATTACGTGTGGTTTAATTTTTGAATTTTTGTCGGCGCATCTGGGAACAGAGATTCGCCATCATCTTCAGGCGTGGTGGCCTCTGGAACACTTGGTGGAGTCAGAGAATTGTTCACAGTCACGGCCGTATCAACTCCGCCTGGTGTCTTTCCAAACTCCATGTTCCCTGTGTTTTGGGGGAGCGAGTCAATGTTTTCACCCTCCGTGGGAACATCATCTTCCAAATCAGGAACGTCCTCGTCTGGGTCCTCGTCATCATGGTCCATATCCAGGTCTTCACCTGTTGCAGGCAAGGGCAAATACGTATTCAAAATCTCGGCTGTTGGAATCAAGTCTTCGATAACTTCTCCAATTCTCTTGCAAAATCGGGTCGTTAGTACCTCTTTTCGTTCCTCTTCGGGCTTGTTGTCGACGATGATACTGGGGTTCTCATACAGGTCTTTGGCGCAGGCCTCGTAACACCGCTGGACAAAGACGTCATTTGCGGGGAGCTTGATGCTAATCTTCTTCGACTTTCGGTCGGTCCGGATCGCACTCAGAATTTTGACGTG